ACGGCGCGGACGGGCCGCGCCGGTCTATGGCTATCGGCGCGCCGCCATACCGTGATTGCAGGTCGGCCAGCCGTTCGGCCGCGCCGGCGGTGCCCGGCAGCACGTCCACGATCTGCACGACGGTGACGCCATCGCGCCGGCACGCGGCGGCTATCGCGGTCGATTCCGATTCCATGCCGACCGCGACGCCGAACGCGAGCGTGTCCAGGTCGAGCGCCGACAGGTCGAGCGGCGCGGTCTCGGTCTCCGTCCACAAGGCGGCGGGGTAGACGCGTTCGGTGCTGGACGTGTCACGGAGATTGCAGAACGCGCGCCGCCAGCCGGCCGGGTCGTCCGCGAACTGGTCGCGAAAGTCCTTGAGCTGCCGACGGTCGAACAGGTAGCCGCAACCCGGGTGCGCGCTGGCTACGGCGTCCAGGTCCTCGCTGTCCTTCGCGGGGTCAAGCCCCCAATCGAAGAACGCCCAACGTTTCGGGATGTCGCCGGCACGGCACCGGTCCAGAAGCGCGTTGTAATACTCGCTTTCGGCCGTGCCCTCCGTGCTTGTGATCCACAATTGCGGACGGACGCCCGTGGCCCTCATGCGCGTGGTCGTCGTCGGGATAAAGCCATCCAGAATCTGCTTGGCCTGGAGCGCCGACAACGCCCACACCTCATCGAGGTTGATGAAATCGCCCTGGAAACCGTGGCCGCTGCTTTCGGTCATGCTGCCCGGCCGCAACGTGCTGCCGTTGACGAGCGGCAGCGCCATGCTGCCGTTGCTCATGCGCGGGTTCCCGTCGATCAGCGCCGCCAGAGGGGAGCGCACCACGCTTTTAATCAGCTTGCGAAACTGTTCGTTGCTATCCTTACCGGTCTGCGCGAGATACCACACCTCACGGTCGGGTCCAAGCAGCGCGTTACGCACCTGCTCGGCCTTGCTTATCGTCGTCTTGCCCGCCTGGCGTTGAACGGACACAATAACGCGGTCGTAGTAGTACGTGCCCGTTTCCGGGTCCAGCTCACCGGCCACGTCCGCTACCTGGCGTTGCCATGGGATCAGCGGCTGACCCAACGCGGCGGAGATGCGCGCCACCTTGCCGCCGTCCGTCTCACGCGAAGGGTCGCGCGGGGTCGCGTGGCGCGCCGGTGCCGGCCTCACTGCGCCATGTCCTTGAGCAGCTGCGCGAGGTCGCCGGCCTTCGCGGACGTTTCGGACGGCTGCAACCGGTCGATGGTCTCGTTGTAGCTCGTGACCATGCGGGAGATGTCGCGGCCCTTGCGACACAGGCGGTCGATGGTGCGGGCGCACGTGAGCAGCAGCGTACACAGGGCGCGCCGTTGCGGCGTCAGCTGCGCGGCGTCCTGCAAAAGCTCGGTGACGAGCTCCTTGGTGGAGCTGGTCAGCGGGTTGGTCAGCTCGTCGCTGTCCTCCATGCCCGGAAGTGTCATCTGCTTGTCGTTGTCGTCCATGATTTGCGCTCCTAGCCTATCGGTGTTACTGTCTGGAACTGGCTTCATTCCGCCGATTGGTGGAGCGCCGCGCCCTTGCCGGCGCGGCTTTTTTTATTTGGGTTGGGGATACGAAATCGGTGGGCGCGGGGTGTCCCTTCGGTCTCGTCGTTTAAAAAACCGGCTACCATCGCGGCCGCGCCGACACGGACGGCGGCGAAGACGGGCCATCGATCAGTCGGAGCCGCGAGAGCTGCGTGCGCCGCGTCTCCAGCATCCCGTCCACCTTCGCTTGCGTGATGCCGAGCCGGCGCCATCGCTTCAGCAACTCCACGTCTTCACGGCCACGCCGGCACTCGGCCATGCGCCCGCGCAACAGCTGGTCGTCGGCGTCCAGGACCACCACGTCATAGTTCAACGCGATCCACTCGGCCAGCATGTTCGGACTGTTGCGGGACGTCGGCAGCGCACGCACCAGCCACACATGCCTGGCCGTGACCATGCGGGACACACGCCGGTACGCGCTGCCCCACAACGTATCGGCCAGCGCGTGCGCCTCGCTGCCGCCGTCCACGCACGCGACCGCCAGCCTCGACGGGTCCACCACGATATCGCCCGGCGCCATGTGGTCGCGCACATACGCGGTCTTGCCCACGCATGGCGGGCCTATCACGGCCGTGACCTGCGCGCCGAAGCCGGACACCACACGATCCGCGCGCAACGAATTGCAGTGCTTGCACGCCGGCCGAAGATTGCTCGGAACGGTCGGGCCGTAGAGACTGTAAGGCTTCACGTGGTCCATGGTCTCCGTGCCCCTGTGCGTGCATCCCGGCATGTCCAGCCAACAATCGGAGCCGAACGTGAGCAGCACTTGCGCGGCCATGTTCGGCGGCACCCTCTTGCGCTTCATTGCCTCTTCCCCATCCACTTGTTCACATCGTCCACGAGATACACCACGCGGCCCTCCAACATGTACCACTTCGGCCCACGGCCCTGCTTGCGCCACATGTAGAGCGTCTGACCGGACTTGCCCAGGAACTCGGCCAGCTCACGCGCATACAGGAAACGACGGCCCATCAGTGGCACCACCGTTTCAGTGACGCGGCCACATCCCGGCAATCGTAGGTCTTCAAGCCCAGCACACGGCCGCGCGCATGGATGCCGGCGCCACTCTTGTCGGAAAGAATCGTCTGCATGTCCAAGTCGTGCGCCGGGTTCTTCGTGCTCAACCCGATCAGCGCCATAAGCTCGGGCCGGGTGATGGTGTCAGAGCACGCACACCGCTGCTCGATGTTCGGCAGAGCGTACTTCACCATCGCGCGGAGATTGCGAAGCTTCGTCTTGTTCGCCGGTGACTGCTTGCGACCGGTGCGTTTCCTCGTTGGTTTGTAATCGACTGCATATCCCATAATGTGAACCTCGATTCGGAACGTTGATTGATAGAGACTTTTGGGTGGTGAGGGTTAGAGCGGGGAGACCTAGACGTAGGCGACGAAAACAGACGAACACTTGTTCGTCTGCAATCAATCGTCTGCAAGGTCTCCACGCGACTTTCGGTCTGGAGCCGGGCCGTCGCATTGTCGAGAGCGGGCACACGCCCGCCGTGAATGGTCCCGCCAGAACCCCCGCGAAATCGCGGTAACGCCGCCCTATTACGCCTTAACCGGCAAGCCCTGGTGGTAGGGAAAGCGCTCAAGACCATCGGTCAGGTTTCGTTCCGCTCGTAACGTTGCGCCAGACGTCCGCAGTGGGTTAGACCCGTCGACGTGCTACCGGGTCCCTGCACATCCCCGGTCACGGCACATTCAGTTATCCAGAACGGCGCGCCCTACTCAGGCGGCGCCGCGCACAACGCCAGATAAAGCTCACGGAACAACGTCCGCGCCTCGTTACAACTGAACGCGTACACACGGCCCGGCCTCTTACGGCCGTCCATGGTCGGCGTGATCGTCACGGCCACATAGCCCTGAGGCGTGGGCCTTACGGTGAACTCATACATGGTCGTTCCATCCCAGAAACTCGGCCGCCGCGTCCCACGCCAGACACAAGCCCAGCGAGAACAGCACGAGCGGCGAAACAACAAGCAGCACGACGAACTGGCAGATTTTGCGGATCACGTCACGCCTCTTCGATATCGAGTTGCACGGCGTCGGGTATCGACTTGATGCAGCAAATCAGCTCATAGCCCGCGTACTCGGGTATCGAGCCGGTGGTAAGCACGATGGCCGGCGCGTCCTTGTCGTCCGTGAAGCAGCGCACCGGGCCACAGGACCATTTCACGCTGTTCTTCGTCTGGAGCCGGAACACCACGAGGTCGCCCGGCCGCACGTCCCCGGGCTCGGTCGAAATCTCATACCGCATCATGCGCCGCCTCGTCATGCTTCGGCATGCCGCACTTCGGGCAACGCGCCTGAGGCGGATAGATGAACCAACCATGCGCCTTCGCGTGCTGGTCCGCCGCGACGTTCCACGGCACCGTCATGGTGAAACCGCAATCATCGCACTTCACGACGTGATACATCATCGGTCCTGCTCCCTTGCATTCAGAAAACGATTGATCTCCTCACGCCACTGCCTCAAATCGGCCGGCGACGCGTCGAATTCCAGGCCGCAACGCGGCGCGAAATAATCCGGGAACGACACGCGGAACATGCGGTATTCCTCGGCGTCGTCGTTCAGGTGAATAGACATCCTCATGTCACACCTCCAAGGGCTTAACGAAATCGGAGCGGCCAGTGAGGTAATCAAGCGACACGTCGAAATAGTCGGCGATGCGCGACAGGTCCCTAAGGGTGAACGGCCGCGCGCCGTGCATCTTGTTCGACAGGGTTTGTTCCGGCATATGGATGCCGGCGGCTAGTTCGCGCTGCTTGACGTGGTTCTGGCGTAGTAGACGCCGAACGTTCGTCGTAACGCTGTTGTTCTTGACTAAACTCACACGTTAAGTATTACCGTTCGGCGTGCATGTTTGGCAATTCACGGCGTGTTGCGAAGTTAAACAACTGTGTTTATTATTGATGGTATGACAGCAACACTAGCGATGCCCAGCACGGCCGATATGGCGGCCGGCGACGTGGCGATTACGAACATCAACATGATTATTTCGGTGCGGCATATTCCGAAAAAGGATGTGGCCGCCGCGCTCGGCAAGTTTCCTCAGTCGTTTTCGCGCATGCTGAAGATTGGCTATGCGTGGTCGTTTGACGACATGGTGAAGGTTTCTCGCTGCCTTGGCGTGACGTTGAACGATCTGACCGACGCGAACCTGACGCCGGCGAAGGTCTTGCAGATGCAAAAAACCGCCCGCCCGCAACCGCACAACAGAGGAAAGGAAAAAACGAGAAGAAGAGCTAAAGAAAAAGAAGGAAGAAGACGA